ACATACCTACAGCAGTATTAAAGTCAGCATCTGTTAAAGCATCTCCAGCTTTACTACCAATGAGGGTGTTTTGAACGCCAGTGGTGAGTGCTGTTCCTGCATTATAACCAACGGCTGTGTTGTAGGTATCCGTAGCTGTCGTGAAGTTTTGATTTCCTAAAACACTGAAGCCAATAGCAACTGATCTTGATCCTAGTGTATCTGTGCCTAAAGACCCTATGCCCATAGCCACATTAAAATCAGCATCAGTCAAAGCATCCCCTGCAAGACCACCCACTAGCGTGTTCTGTACGCCTGTTGTGATTGCATTACCTGCCACATAACCAACAGCTGTGTTGTAAGAATCTGTAGCTGTCGTGAAGTTTTGGTTTTCTAAGGTGTGGTATCCAACGGCTACTGAACGACTACCTAGCGTGTCCAAACTTAAAGCTGTTTTACCAATGGCAACATTACGATCAGCATCAGTTAAGGCATCACCAGCAAGCCCACCGATGAGGGTGTTTGATATGCCTGTGGTGACTGCTACACCTGCGTTGTGACCCACTGCTGTGTTAAAACTATCTGTTGCTGTAGTAAAGTTTTGTACGGCTAATGCTTGCTTACCTATTGCAACTGATTTGCTACCTTTTGTATCTGCACTTAAAGCACCATGCCCTATTGCTATATTCATAAATCCTTCATCTAAAGCATCACCAGATAAACTACCAATAAAGACGCTTTCGTAGCCTGTAGTTATTGCTGCGCCTGCACTATACCCCACGGCTGTATTGTTATCTGCCGTAGTAATCGCAGTACCAGCCTCATCGCCCACGACCACGTTGTAGTTACCGCCAGATTGTATTGAGTTACCTGCGTTGACGCCAAGGCGTAGGTTGGATGTACCAGAAGTTGTGGAAGAATAATCACCCGTCACGGCCAACGCGCCTAAAATGGCCGCATCATCCGTAACAGTCAGATCGTCATCAACCAGCAAGTCTACCACGTTAAGCGTAGCAAAGGCATCAACCATAGCCGCGCCAGAGCCTGCGCCATTTGAATAGATAGCTTTAGTTTGTCCCGCTGGGATTGTGATGTTGGCTCCAGAACCTTGAGAAATCAAGATGTTCTGTGAACCAGAGGTTCCGTTCTCAATAAACCACAGCTTGCTGACCGTGTTCGGGCCAATTGTAATTGTACAAGCCGAATCCAAAGTTCCTGTGTACTTTAAAAAGAGTGACCTGCCGGGGTCCGTTGCTCCGTCCGCAATCGTAGTTGTGTGCGTGTCTGCGTTAGTTGTAATCGCCTCAGTGCCAAAAGCAAACGCTTCCGCAATGAGTTCTAAGTTTGTGTTAGTGGTATCACCCCAAGCACCCGATTGTTCGCCGGAGCCAATTTCCTCTAACCGTAAGTCATTTGTATATACACTTGCCATTTTTTTATCCTATGCTGCAATGTCCGTCCAAGACGGTGTTTGCGAGGGTGTTACCCCCGAAAAGTTTGATGTTTGTGAGGGTGTTACCCCTGAAAAGTTTGATGTTTGCGAGGGTATAATCATTCCCCACGGCTGCGGCATTTCACCTATTTCTCCAGTTCCCGCAACGCCCGTAACGGATATATTCCCTACACCTGTGACAGTAACAGAGCCAACAGAGCCCGTACCTGCAACGCCCGTAACGGATACATTTGAATCACCAGAAGTAGTGATTGACCCGACAGACCCCGTACCTGCAACGCCCGTAACGGATACATTTGAATCACCAGTTACAGTAGCACTGTTGACCGAAGCTGTCATCGTCACCGTTGTATTGGTGGTAAAGAAGCTTCCTAAAGCCGAAGTTCCCGCAACGCCCGTGACAGAAACGTTAGCTATTCCAACAACTGTGACAGAGCCAACTGCTCCTGTTCCTACAACTCCCGTAACCGATACATTTGCGTCACCAGTAACCGACGAAGACCCAACTGCACTGGTTCCTGCAACTCCCGTAACCGATACATTTGCGTCAGCAGTAACCGTAGATGCACCTACGGATCCAGTAGCGCCGGGGAGTGCAACCTCTGAGTTCCACGCGCCTTCGTTCCACCCTCTGGTAGAGCTATTCCACCCATGAAGTGCAACGATGGCGTCAGACATTAGGCTATCCGGATAATAGCGTTAGACGCATCCGCTGTTGGGAAGACAACCGTAAAGTCACCAGAACTAGCAGCTTTATCCGCGCCAAAATCCAAAACACAAACCGTTGGATCTCCAGAAGCCGCTTCGTTATAAACCAAAGCACCCCTTACTGCCGATATTGTAACCGTAGAAAAGACTTCATCTGCAAAGTCTGTAAACGCGGTTGTGCTGCTGCTTGTTGGAGTAACACTTGTTAAAAAGTTACCTTTAGCAGTGTAATTTGTACCGCTAATTTCGTTGCTAGAAGTATAAGCAGTAGTTGCCGCTGTAAAACTAGCACTGTTGTCATACAGAGCAATTTTAAACTGGTCACTTGCTGCCGTAAAATTGTGAACCCCCTTCATTAGTTCTACTTTGAACGAGGTGCATAGAAAGTTGCCACTAAAAGCCATTTACATTTTCCTTATATATTCGGCCAACTTTAGTTGGCCCGCATCTTTTATTGCATTATATACTGTAGTTCTGTCGCTTTGAATAGCCTGCATCATATATACCGCAATGATCTTTTCCATTTCATTACGATACGCGTGGGCCTGATCCCTTATTGCAGGAGGAGCATTGTCGGAAATACCTATAATTTTATTTACGCAACGCTTCGCAGTTTCTTCAGGAGTAAAACCACGATTGTCCGTAGTTTCTACTCCCACCTTAAAATCATTAGACATTGTAACGCCAAAAGACATTTCGTTCATTGTTTCTGCCTCACAACTGGTCCTGTTCTGTACTCATCTGTAACTTCTTTGCTCTCGCCAAGTAGCTTGAGACCCATAATAGCCTCAACAAAACGTTTTTCGTACAAAACTTGCATGTCCTGTTCACCCTTCATAAAGATATACGCTTCCATTAAGCTTCCATACAAAAGAGCTAAATCAGCGTTTTCACTAATCCAAGTTTCAGTAATGTCAGGAACTATCTCCTCAGAGGTTGTTCCGCTTGGAACGCTGTTAATTACTGCAACGGCCCCACTGGTATCTCCCACCAACGCTGTGCCAGAAGATGCGGTTCCTCTAGGGTAAGCATCCGTCAAACCCGCAGGAAAATTAGCGGTTATTGTCGTGTTGTCAGTTCCAGATGTTCCTGTAACAATAAAAGAAGAGTTTGCAACGGAAGTGGTTTCTCCGGCTGGAGTTGCAATAACTGTTTCTCCGGCAGAAAAAACAGTTGCACCTGTATAAGCCACTACAAACGAAGTTTCACTTTTTGTTAAACTTGTTGGACGATAAAAATAATGAATTTCAGCCGCATAAGAGCTATCAGGAGTAGGGCTTAGAATTAAATTATTAAGGTCATACTGAGCGTAGTAACGAGGAGGTCCAGTTACTGCCGGATTAGGGTTAAAAGATTGAATAAAATTTGAATCTTTAAAATCTAAAAAAACCACTTCGCTGGAACTGTTAGTAAAAGACAAAGCAAACGGAGCTAGAAAATCGCTTGGAACTCTTAAAAACTTATTAGAAGCAGACATTGAACCAGCGTCGTTCTTTTGAAACAAACTTAGCTGAACGTTTTTTAAAATGCGCTCTTCTGTGTTTTTAATAAAAACAGGAAGATTACTAATAAACGTTGTTTCATCGTTCTCAGTGTAATCGACTATAGCCTGTTTTAATGTAGTGTAAGTATAGCTCATGATATAACCACCGTAACAACTCCTACAAAACCAAAAGCCCGTGTTGGTCGGGGCTGCGGTTCTTCTACCAAAGGAATCCCAACATAAACATCTAAATTTTCTTTTATATCAGGACGCGCATCTCTGAGGGCCTCTGGATCTGTTACCTTGCGAAAAGGTCCCAGTTGAGGCTGTTTAGGTTCAAACTCATCTCGTCCAACAAGCAGTCCGTTCCACTCTTCGCGCATATCTTTATATCGATACCGAAAACCAGATCGATCAGAAATTGCAAAAGCATTTCTACCTGTTGCAAACTTACCCATCAGCCTACCCTATAATAATCGTACTTAGGAACGACGTTAAACGAAGCCCGGTCACGATCCTCTGTCATAGCGCGTTCAAACTCTTCCTCATACATAGCTTTTAACATTTGAACACGATTAGGGGCTCGTTTTACCGCAATGTAGTAAGCCAAACCCGCTGCCAAACAAGGATAAAACCTGAAAGGCATGTCCATAGTATTTATAAAGGTATCAGCATCGTCCATACGCGTAAGAGCGTTATAGTAAATAACATCTGTACTGTTTTCAGGCACAGGCCATATTTTTAAACTGGGTGTAACTTGCCGATCTAAAAAAAACTGATTTGGACGAGATTGAGTAGTCTTATTCGGAATATTAAGATAGTCATCCCTACTTAACCGAGACAAAGAATAATCCGTTCCATCCCTTTGAACCACTAAAGACAATATATCAATTACATCTGCACCTAACGCATATGCCCCAGTTCCAGTAACCAGTGCCTGTGTCCGTTGAGTGATAGTCCATTGATTTAAACCTCGATTAGCCCATTCAGCAAGCATAAGGTTTAAAGAACGTTTAGCCGATTTTAAATCATAGCCTGTTCTTACATCTAAGCCACAACGCTCAAAAGCTTCTTCAATATATTCTGCTACATCAAGTTCAAAATCTACGCTATTAGAAACAGCCATCTCATTCCTCGCTGTAAAGATTATCAAATATTTGTGTTACATCTAATGTATAGTCTAAATCAGATTTAGAATAATGTACATGCTGAGATGGTTTGAAATCTGGAGCGCCTTCTCCGGTCTCAAACCACGCCGGGTGAGTTACCCGCACACGGTTATTAGGTAACGCTACAATATTTCCGGTCCACTCATCTGCATCTAATAGCTGCATAACATGAGCTTGCTTGTGTTGAGCCGGATCATCTGCAACGTCTGTGTCGGTGTAATCAACCGTAAACATATACTTAGCAGGGAAAAACCTGCCATCTATCTTCGCCATCCAAGGACAAGGAGTAGCCCTATCCAAGGTATATACAGCGTGTGTATGTGAGGGGCAATCCCAAGGTTGTGCTTCGTGTACCGCCATAGGCTTGGGCCAATCTTCTAATGGTTCATCTGCAACTAAAGCAGTTATCGGCATTCTTGCCCACATTGCCCCTCCATGAACATTAGGATCATCGTCCTCATCTGCCTCGCAACCAGTAAAAATTAACTGAAAACTTAAACAACGATTGGGCATTGTAGTTACGGCAATAGCCATAGCATGCAAGAACTCGCCGTGGTAACGCTCATGATTGACCGTATACTCACGACGAACCCAGCATTTAAAATGCGGTATATTACTTTGCAGAAAAGGCATTTACTTTTTCTTAACAGATCCGCCACGCTTCATTTTAGCAACACCACCTTTGGCATAACCTTTTTTCTTCATTGCGCCGCCCATTTTCTTTTTGGCAACACCACCTTTGGCATAACCTTTTTTCTTCATTGCGCCGCCCATTTTCTTTTTGGCAACACCACCTTTGGCATAACCTTTTTTCTTCATTTTCTTCATGATACTGATCCTTTTGTTTTTTTACGTTTACGGCCTAAAACTATTCCACAACCTCTAGCCACTACGCTTCCGGTAGGAGTGTTACCCCGAAAAGGTCTCTTTGCTTTTGTTACAGAAGGATCGCCCCCTCTGGACATGTTTTTAACGGTAGCAGCTTTTGTATTTTTTACAACTTGTTGACCTTTAGAGCCCGCTTTTTTCTTTTTTGCAGCCGTAGCTCTGCGTTGGGCTTTACTAAGAGAACGAGCTTTACTTTCAGGAAGGCATCTATCCGGGTTTTTCTTATCTTTCGACGTACCACAAGGCCCTTTTATAGAACCGTCAGAGCCTATTCTAACCCAGTTTTGGTCGCGCCATTTTTTTAATTCACCGCCCACTTAACTTTTCTTTCTAGGAGAACGAATCATTGTTTTAAGAATTTTGGCTTGTCCGGCGTGAGTCTTTGAGGCTTTATTTAAACCCTTTACAACCTTTTTAACTTTTCTCTTGTTACCTTTACTTAGCGTCATCCCTTTTTCCTTTTACTTTTCTTGGCATAATTGGGGTCTTTACAATACTTAGACGCCGCCATGTTTGCATAAGCACTGGGATATGTGTCGAATGTTCGCTTGGCCCATGCTTTTCCAGAAGGACATATCTTACTGCCCTTAGATTTCTTTGAAGCGGATCCACCGTTTTTAAAGTAGCTCAAGCCTCTAGGCATAGCGACTTTTTTACGAGGAGAAGTAGTTATTTGTTTGTTCATTTGACTACGGCTTATTGTCATTTTAACACTTCCATCTTTTACGAGCTTGGCGCAAACGACTGTTTGGATCTTTTGCAGCCTTTGGAAACTTTTTCATCTGACCCAAAGAACGGGCGCAATAAGACTTACGCCGCTTTGCTGCTGCGCTACCTTTTTTAACCTTACCTGTAACAGCCGTTTTTAATTTAGATCCGGGGTTTTTTCTTCGGTAAGCTTGGACGCCCTCTGCGGTCATTCCCGCCCCTTTTTTAGTGGGCCGAAAATTCTTTTTATTTCGCGCAGGCATCTCACCTTTGCTGGTTTTTTTACTAGGTTTAGCCATACTTTTTACGCATATACAAAATGATTGTATATGTGTCTGCGCTCGTATGACCTATAGTTGTAAATTTAACATCCCCGGTTTTACCACTTCCTGAGTTGTTGGTTAAACCACCAAAAACAGTGTAGTCGTGGGAGCCGCTTTGGTTTTCTCCAAGCTCAATGCAAAATGCGTCTGTAGTCGCATCCCACAAAATCTGAACTTTCATGCCAATACATTGCCACCAAATACGCTCAATCACAACGCCCGTACAAGCGTCACCATCCACACTGGATTCCAAGGCAGAAACATTAACCTTTGTGACGGCAGACTCTCCGGTCCCGTCGGAAACGTTTGTGAATTTCATAACGACCTGTTTACCGCCGTCGATCAGAGTTTGTGAGGTTACAGCATCTGCCATATTAATCTCCTATAAAATATAGGTGGGGCGTTAACCCCACCAGATTAATTACGCAATTTGAACGTACTCAATGATGAACGTGAACGATCCTGCTGTTGTCGCATCAACGGTATTAGTGATGTTGCAGAAAATAGTTCTTGCGGTGTCTGTATATTGAACAGAAGCTGGGGCT